ATTTGATACAAAAGGTTAACCAATATAATAGGAGACATTTTATATGTCATACAAGGATAAACTTATTGGAAAACCAAAATCAAATAGAGAATTTAATTTTAAAATCTTGGTATTTCCAAATATTACTTACAGTAAAGATATACGAAAAGATTCATATATAGTTGTTTTAGACAATGTAATCAGGCAACTTAATGAGATTAGGCCGGATATTTTTTGGACTATATTGACACCACAATGGTTGGATGAATTTAATCATGACAATGTAGAGCAGATAGAAATAACCATACCGACTTACCCAAATAGGATGAGAACTTATTTTAATTCTGAACAATTATTGAAACTAATAAAACCATCCGAGAATGATTTTGACGTAGTTTATTCTCATTTGCCAGAACAGACTTTGGCTATCAAGAATCTTTTTGACAATTCAACAAACATAAGACCAAAAATAATTGGTTATTCACATTGGTTCGAAACACAAGAAAACTCAGCTTATGACCCAACAATGTTTAAGCAAAACATAATGGGGATTTTAGAAATGGATGAATGTGGTGTGAATTCAAAATGGTTAAAAGACTTTGTGTCAAATAAAAGCAGTAAGTTCTTAAATGACGAGAGTATAAAAAAATTAAATAAAATAGTGCAACCACATTATCTTGGTGTCGATGAAATATCTATAAAAAAAGATTTTTTCCCTAAAACAATTTTATTCAATCATAGAGCAGATATGTACACGGGCTTCGATTGGTTTATTGAACAAATGGATTTATTGTGGGAAAAAAGAAAAGACTTCGAGGTATATACAACATTAGCAAAAGTAAAAAGACCTTATACTAAAAAGATAGAATTGGCAGGTAGAAGAGATTATTATGATTTCATTTCACAAATGCACATGGGTGTCGCAACTTTTAAAAAATATAGTGCGTGGAGTATATCTACGACCGATGGCTTGAGTCACGGAGTTCCGTATGTTGTACCTAATAAATTCTGTTATCCTGAAATGGTTGGAGATAAATATCCGTTACTATATGATGGTAAAGATTTTTTAGATAAGGTTGAACTGATGTTGGATAATCCTGAAATGAGAGCAGAGATAAATAATTATCTCAAGCCAAAGTTGAAAAAGATGACTTGGAATAAAACAGTTCCTCTTTGGAATAAAAAATGGAATTTAGCTAGTAAATCAAGTAATGATACTGAGGCTTACCAAAGAATAGTTAAATTTATCAGAACTAAGGGGACTATGGGAATCTCAGTAACTAAGGGACAGATTATAAAACATTTAGGATGGGGGAAACGTATAGCATTTACTCCATATAGAAATAGATTAAGAAAAGAAAAAGATATTAAATTAACAAGAATAGGATACGAGGTTATAAAATGAAAGAACTAACACCTGAACAAATACAAAAGAATTGGGAGCAGCTGAGAAATCTTGTTTCTAATACCTTTGAGGGTGAACGTTTAGAAAAGCTAAACAAGATGTATGACCACTTTGAGGATAGGATGTGTATGGCGCCCGCAAGTGCTAAGGAACAATATCACTATGCTCATGTCGGTGGTTATGTCGAGCACGTATTACACGTTGTTGATTGTGCTCTTAAGGTTATGAACCTTTGGTGTGCCGAGGGTGCTACAATTAACTTTACCACAGAAGAGGTAATCTTCGCAGCTCTACATCATGACTTAGGTAAGGTTGGTGACATGGATAAAGATTACTACGTACCACAAGAGTCAGAGTGGCACAGGAAAAATCGTGGTGAGATATTCACACACAATGGTGCTTTACAATACATGACCGTAACCGACAGAGCAGTATATCTACTAAATCAATTCGGTGTGACCATGTCAGAAAACGAATACATCGGTTTACGATTAGCTGATGGTATGTATGAGGATGCTAACAAGTCATACTATATGTCATATAATCCAGATTGGGCTCTTAAATCTAACATAGCTTATGTTATACATCAAGCTGATATGATGGCTACAAAGATTGAGTATGACGAATGGAAACGTGGTGAGGTTGAAGAGGAAGTTAAGGTACAGAAGAATGTCGAGAATATTAAAAAGGCTGTCACCATGGAAGAGACCTCAGAACAATTATCACAAAAATCAAAAGACCTTTTTGATGAACTATTTGGAGATAAGTAATGATTGTAGAAATAGTTTTAGGCGTATTCGTCGTGGTCGAGTTATATATCATTTGGAACCTAATGAGAAAAACCGAAACATTAGAGACTTGGATAGTCAATATTGAAAATGAGATGACTCAGGTGCAGATGGATATGAAAGAGATTGATGATAAAGGATACTTTGAATCCGACGATGAGGTTGGTGAAAAGTTTAAACAAATTAACACAGTAATACAAAACATAGAAACCTTAAGAGGAGAAAATGCTAGCGATGTCACAAAAGACTAAACCAGTCAAAAAGAAAAGACGTAAAAAAAGTAAAGTATATTTTGGAACACCTGTACAAGAGGCGATAATAAGATATAACGAATCTTCGAATCCAGCCGAAAAAAATAAAATTTATGGTGAAGAAATACACGCAGCTTTTTGTAAGATGGCAGAAAATCTAATACACACATTCAAATTTTATTATTTTGATTATCCTTTTGAGGAAGTAAAAAATGAGGTTGTATCTTTCCTTGTAATGCAGATGCCAAAGTACGAACCAAGTAAGGGCAGAGCTTTCTCATACTTTTCGGTTGTTGGTAAAAATTATCTGATTCTTAACAACAATAATAATTATAAGAAAATGAAGATACACGATGACTTAGTAAAATTAGATTACAAGAGAAATGTATATTCAGAATCAGCCGATATGGAGAACAGTGAATTTAATAGTGAGTTTGTTGTTCAGATGTTAGACTATTGGGATAATAATCTAACAAATATTTTTCACAGACAGAAAGATATATTAGTCGCTGATTCAGTTTTAGAGTTGTTTAGAAAAAGAGCTCACATAGAAAACTTTAACAAAAAAGCATTGTACATCATGATTAGAGAAATGACAGGCAGTAACACCCAACATATTACGAGAGTGATAAATTCGATGAAGAGATACTACTTCAATATGTTAGAAGAATTTTCTAAGGATGGTGAGATTGATACCTCAAACACAGGCAGTATATTCTAATGTGGTGGTTTTATTTGAATTGTGTTGTAGTGGTAATAATGGTAATATCGGATGCAAGGGGAACCTTAGAACCCACACTAAAAAAGTGGGAGAAGCAATTAGGTATTCCTGTGCCTGATAAAGTAGAGGGGGTGGAGAGTGGTGAAGAAAAAACCCAGGGTTTATAAGTCGGCTATCGGAGCTATACCAAAGATAGTAAACAATCTTCAGTTTAAAACAAGAAACCAAAAAATATTCTACGACATAATAAGTGAAGAACATACTCAGTTAGTTTTATGTCACGGAATAGCTGGTACAGGTAAAACCTATATCTCAGTTTATAAAGCACTACAAGATGTCTTACGTCGTGGGACAGGTTATGATAAGTTAATCATAATCAATCCTACAGTGGATGTTGGTAACGAGGATAAGTTAGGTTATCTACCTGGTGAGTTAGACAAGAAGATACAACAATACAATGAATCAACTTTTACTATCTTGGATAAGATTGTTGGTAAGGACAAAGCTACAAAACTATTAGCTGATAATAAAGTTGAGATTAGTGTCTTAAACTTCTTACGTGGAGTTAACTTAGAAAATTGTTACGTGATACTTGATGAGGCACAGAACGTATCACCGATGCAGATTAAAACATTAATGACAAGAATATCAGATAATTGTAAGATGGTTATACAAGGTGACATGAGCCAGTGTGATAAGTATAAAACAAACGGTGTTACCAACTATGAGAAGAGTGGATTCTATGATGTTTGGTTTAGACTAAAAAACGTTGAGGGTGTAAATCACATGGAGTTTGACAGAGACGATTGTATAAGACATCCGCTTGTAAAAAGAATCCTCAAAACTTATGAAGATGAACATCTAATAGATTTATCCAATAACGAATCCTAATAAGGGGAGTTTTTACTCCCCTTTTTTTATGCCTATATGTAAAATTATTTTGTATATATTTATATATTACAATTTCTTTAGGTTTTTATATTTATAAATGACAACATATAGGTAATTTTATGGCTATCGATTACGAAATCTTTGATGGTAAATCTCTTTCCTCACTATTCAAAGATATATACGACAACACAGAATTCAACAGAAAGCAGTTAGAAGTCCTCACAAAAGAGCTTGTGCAGTTCATCAAGGACGGAGATACCGCTGTTCAGATTGTGCCAATGATAAAAGAATATCTTGAGATAAACGTTAAGAACGATGACCAACTTGTTAAGATGGCTGGTATCGTACAGAGGCTTATCTCAACCGAACAGAAAGCTGGTAGTGAAGATGAGTTTGGTTTATCCGATGAGGAAAAGAAACAATTATTATCCAATATAGAAGATACTGTTTTAGATATACAACAAGAATCAGATAAAATCCATAGTAAAATAGATGGGATAAATATTAAAGATGGCATATCATAAACAAATTTTTCCTGACAAAAGAACTGGTCGTAGAGGTGGTCTGGCAAAATATAATGCAGATTTAGATGCATATGTTAGTGATAGGATACAATCATCACAAACAGAATTTTATGAACAAGAAGCGTTTGAAGTAAACGAAATATCAAAAGACGTTTATGGTGGTGTCTTAGGAACTTTCATAAATGATAAAACACAAGAAATTAAAGGTAATATAGTTTTACCCCTAAAACCAAATGTTACACAAATACCATTAATCGGAGAACACATATCTGTTATTGAGTTTAATGGTCAACACTATTACACCGATATAATCAATAAATTAAATTCACCAAATGAAAATGCTTTGGCTGGTACTTCTGATTATGATGAATTGAAAAAATATGGAGACACCTTTACTCGAAACAATAATGTAAAGCATATAGATATAAGTGAGGGTGATATTGTGTTCAATGGTAGATTTAATAATTCAATCACACTTGGTTCTAATGGTGCTAATAAACCGATTACAAAGATTGTTGTTGGTCATAGGGTAATCGAAAATAATTTATTTAAACAAACAATAGACAGTGATGATGCTTCAATTTATTTAGTATCTGATGAAGCTTCAACTACGTTGGATGGTCAGAGTGTTGTTGGAAAAAAAGTCCTAATAAAAAGTGATGGTATATTTATTAGTAGTAACGATATTAGGTTGGGGACTTCAGTCGAAAACGATTTACAACCAATTGCAAAAGGTGATACAGTAAAAGAAATATTAGATGATATAGTTGATGTTCTATCACAGGTTTTACCTATAGCTATAGATAACACCCAAACACCTATATCCACAAAAAATCCAGCGTTGTTGACAAAGATTAATAGTTTAAAGACTAAAACAGAAAATATTTTAAGTACGAAAGTGAAAACACAATAGGAAAATATGATGGCAAAAAAATTAGAATCGAGAGAGTATCAGGCTGAATTAATTAAGGTGGTGGATGGTGACACAATAGATTGCTACATCGACTTAGGTTTTGATATCAAGATTAAAAAAAGAGTTAGATACATGGGTATCGACACTTGGGAATCTCGTACAAGAGATTTAGAAGAAAAAGAAAAAGGACTAGCAGCTAAGGCTAGAAATAAAGAATTATTAGAAGCTGGTGTTTTTAAATTGGTGTCCCATGGCACAGGAAAATTTGGTAGGGTATTAGGTGAAGTTTTTGTTTCACCTGATTATGTTGGTGAACATATTATTGAATGTATCAATAGTGTTGATAATGATATCGATTTATCAATAGATGGCTGGGTAAGCGTTAATGACATATTAATAGAAGAGGGTCATGCTTACGATTATCATGGTGGCACTAAAAAAGATTTTAAAAAAGAAATCCAAGAAGAAAAAGAAAATAAGAGGTAACAAAATGACAAAAAAAGACTTGGTCAAAATAATCAGAGAAGCAGTCCGTATAGAAGTCAAAAAAGAAGTTCAAAAGATATTTATGAATGAGAACAAAATACAACAGGCGCCTAAAGTTAAGAGCAAACCACAAAAAAAATACACCGAAAATAAATCACTCAATAAAGTTCTGAACGAAACAGTAGGACTTAGGACATCAGAAAAACAAACCGATGAGTATCCTACATTAGGTGGTGGAACTTTCGATTCATCAAGAATGGCTGAGTTGATGGGTTATGGTAAATCAGACGAGGTCAAAAGAGATATGGTTGCGATAGATACTCTGAAAAAAGCAGGTAAGTCAGTTGATGATGTGCCTGAAGCGGTGACTAACGCATTAACACGTGATTATAGTGACTTAATGAAAGCGATGAATAAGAAAGGTAAGTAATGTCAGCTAGACAAAATGATTTAAATAGTAACACTTATGTTGGTATGTCTTTTCCGTTAAAGGGTGATACTTTTAATGATTTTTCACTGACAAAAACCTCGATTGAACAATCAATTCATAATCTAAGAAACTTATTATTAACAGTTGTTGGTGAAAGAGTTGGACAGCCAGAATTTGGTAGTCAACTAAAAGCAATCTGTTTTGAACAAATTGATGATGAGTTACCAATAAAAATAGAGAATGAAGTACGTAGGGCAGTTTCAAAATGGCTATCTCATATAGAAATTAAAAGTGTTGAAACTCTAACACAAGATGGTGATAAATCAACTGTTTTTGTTAAAATAAAATTTATACCAGCTTTAAGTTCGGATGAACAAGAAGTATTGTTAAATGTAACTGGATAAAAAAATGGCTAGAACCTCAGTAAAAAAGAACAAGATAAGAACTGTAAATTATCTCAATAAAGATTTTGATGATTTTCGAAATAGCTTAATCGAATATGCGAAGACATATTTTCCTAATACCTATAATGATTTTAATGAATCGTCACCTGGTATGATGTTTATTGAAATGGCTTCATACGTGGGAGATGTTTTATCTTATTATTTAGATAGTCAGTTTAGAGAGTCTTTATTACCTTTCGCTGAAGAAAAGAAAAATGTATATAGTATTGCACAAGCACTCGGTTATAAACCCAAAACAACATCACCAGCTAACGTGGTTCTCGATGTCTTTCAAACAATACCAGCTTTAAATGGTAAGCCAGATTATAGATACGCTCTAACAGTCAAAGCTGGAGCTAGAGTAAATTCATCAACAAATGGAACAACATTTAGAACATTAGAGGATGTCAATTTTCAGTTTGATACGCTGTCAGACCAAAGAGTTACTACAATATTCGAAAGTGATGGTGGGACACCGACTAAATTTTTATTAAAGAAAAGAGTTAAAGCGGAAAGTGGACAAATAGCAAAGGAGTTTTATGACTTTAATGTAGCCCAAAAATACAGCCAAATAGTTTTGGAGAACCAAGATGTAATAGAAGTAATATCTTGTACTGATAGTGATGGTAACAAATGGTATGAGGTTGACTCTTTAGCAAGAGATACTATTTTTGATGAGGTAGAAAATAATTCAACAAATGACCCAACCTCAGTAATTAGTCGTGACACCTCACCTTACATATTGAAATTAAAAAAAACATCAAGGAGATTTACAACTTTTATAAACGATGACGATAGAACTATTCTAAGATTTGGTGCAGGAGTATCGGATAATCCAGATGAAGAAATTATACCTAATCCAGATTCAGTTGGTTCGAACTTACCAGGCAGTCCAAGTTATCTTACAACGGCTTTCGACCCAAGTAATTTTTTAAAGACTAAAACATTTGGTTTAGCACCAGCTAATACCACTCTAACAATTGAGTATTCTTATGGTGGTGGTGTTGATGATAATGTAAACAGTGGTGACATAACATTTAAAGCTGGTCAGACCTTTGAAATTAATGATAATAATTTATCATCTACACTTGTACAAGAATCGAAAGATTCAGTTGCATTTACGAATCCAAATCCAGCTACAGGTGGAGGTGGTGGAGAATCAATCCGTGATGTACGTGAGAATGCTTTGGCTTATTATCAAGCACAACAAAGAGCGGTGACTAAAGATGATTACATTGTTAGAGCATATTCTTTACCAGCTAAATACGGAAATGTAGCAAAAGTTCATTTGGTTCAAGACGACCAATTAAATAAACCAATCAATGAACTTGATAGAAAAGTCACAACAGATGATGTTAATAATGGTCTCACTATAAGACAACTAACATCACGTATCCCAAATCCTTTAGCAATGAATATGTACACACTTGGATACGACTCAAACAATCAATTAACACAATTATCATCTGTGGTAAAGGAAAATTTAAAAACCTACCTTTCCCAATATAGGTTGGTGACTGATGCAATCAACATAAAAGATGCTTATATTATTGACATCGCTGTTGATTTTGCTGTATTAACAAAAGTAGGATTCAACAAAAATGATATTTTGTTAAGATGTATCGACAGAGTAAAAGACTATTTCGATGTGACGAGATGGCAGATAGGACAACCTATTATCATAGCAGATATAGTGTACGAATTATCATTAGTTGATGGTGTTTCGAGTGTCATAAATCCTTTAGTCAATGGTCAGAGAAGCGCAGAACAAATTGTTATAACAAACAAATTCAAACCATCAGAGGGATATTCAGGAAACGCTTTTGATATCCCATCAGCGACAATCAATGGTGTAATTTATACTGCTTTAGACCCAAGTATTTTTCAGGTTCGTTTTCCAGACACAGACATAAGGGGCACTGTGGTAGGAGACAACTTAGGTATTACGGAGTAAGACAATGCATTTTTTTATTTTTCCTGAAAGAGACGCAACATTATATCAAGCTAGTGGTTCTCAGAATACAGGTATAGATGAAATTTTAGAAATCAGAAAAGATGTTAGTGCAGCTGGTACTACGGTAGACGTATCTCGTGCATTAATTCAATTTGATTTAACAAAAGCAAAACGACTCGAAGCGCAAAACCCAACAAAAGTTTTTACATATTACTTAAATTTATTTGATGCAAAACCATCAGCACTATCCGTATCACAAAGTTTATTTGCATATCCTATAAGTGGTTCTTGGACGATGGGACAAGGAAGACTTGACGATAACCCACAAACGACTGAGGGTTGTAGTTTCAATTTCAGAGATGGTGCTACTGTTGGGACTAATTGGATTCCTGGTGTGAGTGGTTCAGGTGGTTCTTGGTTTACAGGTAGTCAATATGAAGCTACTCATTCATTAAATCATAGAACCGAGGATGTTAGGATGGATGTGACGACCATCGTAAATCAATGGCTGGATGATAATATAGTCAACAATGGATTTATTGTAAAACGTAGTGGTAGTTTAGGGACTATTCTATCAACTGATGACGAGGGAAGTAACGAGCGACTCGGTAATCTTTCATTTTTCTCATCTGATACTCACACAAAATATCCACCAACTTTAGAAATAGTTTTTGATGATTCAAGTTGGAACACGGGTTCTTTATCACCACTATCTAGCACCGATATAGAAGACCTTGTAATTTATATGAAAGGACTAAGACCTGAATATAAAGAAAAATCAAGGGCTAAATTTAGAGTTGTTGGTAGAGAGAGATATCCAGAAAAAACTTTTGATTCAACACCGAGTACGCTAAACGTCAAATATTTACCAAGTGGTAGTGCTAATGGTGACGGTGCTTTTTATTCACTTGTTGACGCCGAAACAGAGGATATTATTGTACCGTTTGGTAGTGGTTCAAGAATTAGTTGTGATTCGAATGGCAATTTCTTTAATTTAGATTTAGACGGCTTTCAACCAGAAAGGTTTTATTCAGTCCTATTTCAAGTTGTGAGTGGTAGTGGAACTAACGATGAACAAAAATTAATACTTGACGAGGGATTCACATTTAAGGTATCAATCTAATGCCATATACAAAACAAGAACTCGAAGAAGGTAAGAGTCTATTTTATAATTCATTTAGAGAAGATATAAGGTCTGAGTATCTAAACAGATTATCTGGCTCTGCTGAAAATGATTTTAGAACAGAGGATGGTGTTTTATTATCCTATGAGAGAATAGGCCGACCACGTGAGGGTATAGAGACAATAAATTTTGACGACCAAGATATTGCCCCAATCTATGAGGATTTTTTATTACGAGAGCAAGTTGATTTATCAAGGTCAAGACAACAACTAAACTTACCGATATATAATCGTGGTAGTCTGTTAAATAACATCATAGATAGGGATATAACTGAGTTGTTGCAATTAGTTGTATCGGAAGATTTGCCAGAGGGTGTTGAAGAGGGTAGTATCGTTACAAATGATGACCCCACCGATACCATTAGATTTTTGATACAAGATGGATTAAAAAGAAGATTCAGAAATTTGGGTGAGTTTTATGGTAGAGGCTTCACGTTATCAGACCTAACTACTATCACACAAGAAGAGCTTGATACAATAGTTGATGGTGAGGATTTATAATGGAATTAAGACTAGAAGAAAAAGATTATAATATATTATACTCAGGTAAAACCATCGATACTGACGATGCAAATTACAAATATATATCATCATTTGACCCTAATAGTGAGGATGACTATGTTGAAGCATTGATTCATGATTCCGAACAAAATTTTATTCAGAGTGTTATTGTTGATAGGACGGATTATACTTATGAGGAGGTTGAGGGTAAACCAGAAATAAAATTAAACACGGGCACTATCCTAAGAAAGATTGGTTACGATAGGGGCAAATATGTTGTAAAATATAATTTTCTTAGAAAAAAAGCTGGTTCTTATGAGACCATTTTAGTGGACGAAAATAGTGACAGATATATAGGAGATTACCATGTTATGCCCGATGGTACAATCATGGATGGTACATCACATGAAGATTCCACAGGAAAAATATTACAAGTAAAAGAGTTAAAATATTTTATTCAAGAAATATCTCCAAGTAGAAATGAGATAAGAATAGTCCCACAAAAAATTAATGATAATAAATATATAAATTCATTTGTTAATCTACAAACAAGAAATAACCAATATACTCTTAATGAGCCTGTAAATTTACATGGGACTGCTCAATCATCAACAGCTGGCGATTCAAAAATAGTATATGTTTCAAATAACGAAGCATTGAAAAAAAATATGGAGGGTGGTACTTTTTTTATAAACAATTCTTTCATAGAACAAGTAATCCCACCAACACCGCCGCCTGGTGAGGGTAATCTTTTTGAGGAGGTTGATACAGTCGGTACAGACCCACTTGTTGTGGCATCTCGTTTTGTGATTTTGGAAGAGACGACCAATTATTTTGCTGCCGGAGAAAAAGATTTTAATTTTCTATATAATCATTTTACAAATAACGGTGCACAAAAAAATATAACAATAGATTCACCTTTACCAAAACCAAAAAACTTTGGATTGGATAGTAACGCGACCATTAAAGATGTCTCAGGTGCAAGCGCTGACACAAACGATGGTAAAGATAATGTACTAGCAACTGTAGCTAAATTCAATAGACCACCAAGTGAAGAGCAACCGACAATTTTAACTTTAGGTAGTGTCTCAAGTAGACCACAAAATGTTGCTTTCGAATATGAATGGACTATATTTGGGTTCGATAGAAATAGGTATGGTGAGGGTAGAGACGAAGAACATAGATATGACCCAATAACAGGTAGAGTCGGTGGTAGTGGAGATATAATCATACAAGGTGAATCTGCAGGAACATTGACTGCTAAAGGCACCGATAAGAAACAAATTACAATTGAAATTTATGGTGGTGATATAAGATTGGGTGTGGCGTTAAGAATCAGCAGACCAGCCGCAGATTTAGAGAGTAGCGTCGCATTACCACACGCTATATTTATACAGTAGGGGATGGTGAATGGCTAATCAATTTAAAATAAAAGGTTTAGAGACTAATAATCAGGTCACACCAACCACAAACATTACAATTCAAATAAACAAAAGTGTATACGATACTTTTAATTCTAACACAGATTTAGTTTTTGAAATTAATGGTGATAAAAAGCCTTGGCCGATAACACAAGGGAAACCATCGGATATATACAGCTTCACCCCTCAAGATTTAGAATTATCTGTTAGTGATAAACAATATGAATTATCTCTTGAGTATTACGATGCTAGTAGTAGCGAGATTACGGGTGATAGTTTAGGTTCATTACAATTTAGGGTGGTTGGTATTGTTACGCCTGAGGATGACCCGAACACTTATATATTAGCTCCTTTTGTAAGTAAAATAAACAAGATTGACCTACAAGGGGGAACGATTGAACTTGAACAAAGTTGGAATGAGTTTCAAGGAAATGTAGCACTCGATACTGCGGTGGGTGTACAGCCTGATAATCTTTTTGAAAGCGCCAAAATTTCTTTCAAGGCAAATGAAGTTCGAGACCTTAATAACTATGTAAATTTTGGTGATGATAATAAAATACTAATTACCAATCTAAAAGCGGATAGAGAATTATTTCCTGAATCACCTTATTCGATTGTATTAAAACTTTACAAACCACTACCTGATGAGATTGAGGAAAAAGATAATCTATTTGTCGTTACAGAAATTTTACCACAATTGACTGAGACAGTTGAATTAATACCTTACGAGCAAGAAGATGAAAATGTTAACGTTCTATTTAATCCTGACCAAAGTAATGTACAATCACCAATATCTAAAAGACAAATTTTATCAAAAAACAGACAAGAAATTATAGGTAACGATAAAAAATTACAACAAGAAATATTAGACAAATTCTTATCAGGTAGTGATAAGCCTGTAGAATTGAGTGTAAATTATTCCGATTATAATGAGTTTGTAAATTTTAGTTCTGCAGAAAAAAGATTATCAAATTTTAAATATAAACTTCAACAGATAGAATCTAACACTGCGTCTAGCGCATCAAGTGCAGCCATAACAGGTGGTAATGGTGATGCTGTTGATTTTGAAAACAAAATTCGTGATGAAAAAAGAAATTTCGATGGTTATGAAAGTTACCTATATAATATAAGTTCATCATATGTATCCAGCTCATCCGAAATAAAATTTGATTCATCTGTGCCTAAGACTGGTGCTGGTACATTTAGTGACCCTTATGTGCCAGTCCCCACAACATCATCTGCTTTTACGGATTGGTATGGTTCAACCCTATCACGAACAGGTCAGATTTATTCCGCATCACTTTATGATAGAGAAAATCCGAACAGATTAGTCAATTTATTACCAGAGCATATATCAGCTGATTTTGGTAATAAAAAATTCTTAGATTTTATGGACATGGTCGGTCAACATTTTGATGAGTTGTGGTTATACATTAAATCAGTTACAGATATAAACGATAGACAATCTGATTTGTCCAAGGGTCTATCAAAGGATTTAATTTTTACATTAGCTAAATCACTTGGTTGGGATACACAAGATGGTAAAGACCTAATAGAATTGAGTAGATTTGGTTTTGGACAAAAATTAACAGGTGGGTCTTATGGTCTCTATACATCAGGCTCCCTTGACTCACCAACCGAAGCGGATGTCTCTAAAGAGATAACGAAAAGATTAATCGCAAGTCTACCATATATCTTAAAATCAAAGGGGACTGTTGGTTCGTTAAAAGCTATAATGAATTGCTATGGTATACCAAGTTCTATTTTAAGAGTCAGAGAATATGGTGGTTTACAAAAGGATAATCAAAAAGCACCATTTGAGATTAGTAGAAAATTTACTAGAGCGTTAGGATTCCGCAGTTCTCAATACGTCGAGACATCTTGGGATGATACATACAAAAATTTAAAACCTGAAACGATTGAGATGAGGTTTAGGTCTGTATCTGGCTCTGACCAAATACTCGTTCAGAAAGATGACCAATTCGCATTAAAATTAAAAGATAATGGTTCAGCCGATAATAATGGAACTGTTTCGTTTATGTTATCTGGTTCGGATGGATATAAGGAAGTAAGTTCATCCTTATTACCGATATTCGATGGTGAATACCATTCAGTGATGTTAAGAAAATCTAAAATAAATACAGAACTTTTTCCACAACCATCATTTGAAGTTGGGACGAATGAGGGCCTTTTCAATCCACCTTTCATTACAGGTAGTAATAGTGCAGAATTTGGCACTATAGAAATAGTTAGTAGTTCCAATGTAGCGAGGACTGGCACTAAAAGTTTATTACATCGTAACACATCGGATGTTAATCCGTCTTACACGTTCTTTTATAGAAATCCAGGTGCTGATTTTCCTGGAAACTCTTCGAGTATAGCATCTGTAAGTGAGGGAGAAACGTATTTATTTTCTGCTTTCTGTAAAGCGTCAGCAAGTTTAGTTGACTCTGTGGCATCGTTAACTTTATTTGAATTAGATAGTAATGAAGAGGTCGTCAGTTGGACGGAGGAATTGGAAAATACAAACTTTGATGGTGGTATTAAATCCTCACAAAGAGTTGGTGTAAATGAGGATGAATGGAAACAGATACAAGTCAGAAAGACAATTAAATTTCCTAACACTTCTAAATTAGGTATAAGGTTTGAGAATCTAAAACCATCGTCTTCAATCTATTGGGATGATGTTTCCGTTAGAAAGGTATCATCGAATACTGATGCTATAGCTGATGCTTTTAGTTATGACCTAATCGTTAAAAAATACGATAGTGGTTTAGATAGGATTAGATTGTATTCAAAGTCTAATTTAATAATATCGTCATCAGCTTCATCATCTTACAATGCTGCATGGAGTGGTAGTGGTGATTTATTTATTGGTGGTAACACCACAACACCATTTTCTGCTAATAAATTATCTGGTTCAATAATGGAGTTTAGGTTGTGGAGCGAACCATTAGATGAAGAAAAATTTGACATTCATGTATCGTCACCGAAGTCTTATGTTGGAAATACACCATCATCATCATATGAAAATATAGCAAGAAGATTTTCGTTTGATGATAACACTACATTAGCTGATGATGATTCAATAAGAGATGTAAGGCCAAATCAAACATCTACACAATCAGGTAGTGCACAAGGTTTCGGTGGTCTTAATACCTTTGAGACGGTGATAGATAAAACAAAAACGATAGTGCCAAATCATGGGCCAAATCGTAGGACTGCAACTAAGATTAGAATTGAGGATAATTACTTGAGTGGTAGTGGTGCTGGTCTGTCAATATCTGAAAGGTATGATTATAGTTCAAATGATTCTTCACCATTAGATAGTAATAAATTAGGAATATTCTTTTCACCAACTGATGTCATAAATGAGGACATAGTACAATCATTTGCTAACTTAGATTTTAATGAATTAATCGGTGACCCAAGAGATGTATTCTCAGAGGAATACAGTGAGTTGAGTAGAGAGGCAGATAAATATTTTAAGAAGTATACGGGTAATAATAATTTCTTCGAGTATATGAGTTTGATTAAAAAGTATGACCAAAATATTTTTAAACAACTAAAGAAAATCATACCAGCGAGGGTAAAAGCAAATCTCGGTACTGTAATTGAAAGTAATATTTTAGAGAGACCAAAATCACCTGTACAACGTAATAATCCAACTATTGAACAACTTGATTACAGAGATACAATCAACATATCTATTTTAGAACAAGAAAATGAGAATAGCGCTTCAATAGTTTCTATAGGTTCAGAATTTCCAAATTATGATGGTAATGTTACAGCTGGAAATGACTATCTAGCTAAACCATCTCTGTATAAGTTTTCTACAAATTTTAATTTTGACGACCCAACACTTTACTTAAACGGTTCAACAAGTTATGGTGGACCAGATAAGGTGTTTCAAGAAATATCTGGCTCAGTTATACTTGATAATAGAAAATCACTAACAAATCGTGAGTTCAAATATTTTTACACTAGCTCAGCAGAATATGATGTCAGTAATATTTATTCGTCAGATAACGTTGAGAACTTATTTACATCAAGGTCGTTGATAGAAACAGATTTAGATACAAATTATAAAGATAGCACGGGTTTAAATAATTTAGTTTACGCTGGAGTCAAAAATACTCGTGAAACTACAATTGATGGAGATTCACCAATTATCATCAGAAGAACCGCTCCTACTGTTGCTGTGCCTGTAGATGGGGCAACATCTGACCTACAAGTTTTGGATGAATAGATATATATGATAAAAAAATTAATTATAGATATTTATAATTGAATAGTTATACTACATTAAATCTTGGAGATTAAAATGGGATTTTTAGACAACTCAACAACAACCGTGGACGCAATATTGACTACAAGAGGTAGAGAATTGTTGTCGTCAGGTGAGGGATTAAATATAACAAAGTTTGCCTTGAGTGATGAAGAGGTGGATTACACATTATTCGATGTTACACATCCAAACGGAACAGATTCATACGGTTCAGTAATTGAGAACATGAATTTATTAGAAGCTATACCAAATCGTAGAACTTTCAATAGTTTTTTGGTTGACATACCTCTAACAGGTGCAGGTATTGTAGTTTCTAACTTAACAAATTCAAACATAGCAGGTGGAGCAGTTGTACCACTTTCACCAACTTCCGAGGGTGATGACAACTTTGTTTTCACAATTTCTAACACGAACGTAATTCGTTTCCAAGGTAGTGCACTATCAAGAAGTGTTCGAAGACCTAATGTGACATTGTTAGCACAGAAGATTACAGAATCAGCTACGGCGACTGTTTCAATCTTGGGTGTAAATACTGGCTTAACTTCAATTGTTAGTGTTCAAGTCAATAAGACTGAGGGTGCAACAATAAGTCCTGACCAACCTGAGAGTGTCGTTCCGACAGTCGGTATTGGAACTACGTCTTACTAAGGAGTAATTTAGATGGCAACTTTTAAAATTTTTGATACAGCAGAGGATGTGGTAAATAACACCTCAATTGTGACATCAGGTGTATTCCAAGATGGTGTCTCGGAAATAACAACTTTTTTTACATCTAGTGTACAAAGTGGTAGTACAGGTGATTATAGTTTAGATGTTTTCAAATTCAACCCATCAGCGAACGCATCAGCATCAATACAATTTGGTGTTGCCTATGGACACTACGCGGGTAGTGGTTCTCTTGGTGGCGTAGGAGTCGTTGGTGAGAGACCATCGGCAGCAGTTTATGGACAATTCAATCAACTTATCAATCCAGCACAAACACAAAAGTTTACTTTTGGTACACACGAAGCTGACGATATATTAGTTCTTAGTTTCAACCGTGCGAGAATCAGAGAAACACTACAGAGAGGTGGATGGGAATTACATCTAAGTGGTAGTAGTGTGCCTGGTGTGATAAAATTGATTGACGATTCTTCAACTAACAAAGGTGGAAACACGAGTAGAAGAAACTTTTCACCAGAGTACAATATTGTCAGTGGAACACTACAAGATGGTGGTACAACAATAAAGGATGAATCTTCGGATGATAGCACATTCGGTACTTACGGATTATTTTATCCTGAAATTGGCACACTGATATTGAACGCAAATCGTATTGAGTCACAGATAACAAAAATTGGGACAAAGACATCATTGATTGGAAGTGGTTCAAATTCAGATGGTGGAAACAATGACGCTTTTTATGAGACAATAAAAGGTGGAGCATTCTTTCAAGCAAAGAGGGAAGAGACTATTTCGTCAAGACACTTCTTTATTAGAGCCACAGCAAATCGTTTTAACGCAACAACTAACGAGTCTTACTATACAGAATCAATAGCCGGTGTTAAGAGAATAATACCTGGCTTACAGAACGACCCTAAAACTTTCATAACAACGGTCGGTTTATATAACGACGCTGATGAGTTATTGGCAGTTGCCAAATTAAGTAAACCAATTATTAAATCTCGTTCAAGGGAAGCATTGATTAAAGTAAAACTTGATTTTTAAAGGATAGGTCATGTCATTCAAGAAAAGTCTTGAAGAATCAGATAAGTCCATATCATCCTTTCAGGTTCATAAAAAGTTTAAATTTAGTGAAGCGGATAGTGGAAGTGGTGTTTTTGCCGTACCAATAGTCCAAGGGACTGATTCTAACCTATTTAAATTTTCAACAGATACTGCGACTTCAAAAACCATATCAGGAAGTGTTTTTTATCAGACACCAAATTATGGAATGATTAATAGTCTTTACTATAAAGACATAAGAAACATGGCAGGGTATATCGATTTGATTCGAGGTGTCCCTACTTCATCAGCCGCTATCGTTGAATATGATTCGGAGATGGTTCTTGAAAATACCAAAAAGGTTTTGAGAAGACCTCACACACGACAATTGGGTTCTTCTGCAACGGTTATATCTTTACCACAAAAATTCTATGGAGAAAATATAAAACCATTTTCAGTCTTACTGACTGATAATAGTACAGACTCAACCTTATTATTACGTGATGATGGTAGAGGAAATCTATATGACGTAGCTTACTCATCAAGTTATGCCAGCCGGTCACCGATAGGTGCAGGTAGTGGTAGTTTAGTTGGTAACGTGTTCTATGCGGATGGATTCGTTATCATAACCGAAACAAGTGAACCATACAATACAGTCGGAACTCTAGAGGGTAGTGATGGTTTTACAATTGAATTTCAATCAACCAAGACAATCTATGAACGTGAGTATGTTTGTCAGACCGAAGAAAATGAATTTCAGTTTACAAACAATAAAAGTGCCCGTGTCGGTAGAAGTGGTAGTGTAGAAATATCTTATAATACAATACAAAGAATACAATCTGCTATTACCAACCCGACCGCTTCGGTCACTGCTTATCCTCAGGTAGAGTACGCTACATTAGGATATTCGACAAGTTCATATGATACAAATGGGTATAACATAGGAACAGAATTTATACCCGCAACAACTCACAGCGAGTTTTCCACATACGTTACTTCTGTAGGTCTTTATAACGACTATGACGAGTTAGTGGCCGTAGCTAAACCAGCTAGACCAATCCGAAATGAAAAGGATTTAGCACTAACTTTCGTTGTGAGATTTGACACAAATTAATCCCAAGTCACATATTTTTCAAAATATATATAATATTTATATAGTGAAATAAAGTCTACGTCCTTTTTATTCTAAAAGGTTACTTGTTAATTAACATATTGGGGAGATTTACATTGCGTAAATTTTTATTGAGCCTATTACTGGTTATGAGTTTTGCATATTCTCAAACACCAATAATTAGACTTTTACAATCAAGAGAATACAAGACACCTAAGTTTTGGTGGAGAGACCAAGTTACTCACAACTTGAGAACATACTTGGCTGATGACACGTCTACTCCTGCTTATAAGAACAACAACTTTGATGCTTGGAGAGACTCCGTTATGACTATAGCGGTGACCCTTGATGATGATGGTGCTGATGTTACCGCTTTCCGTTTGGATTTAGTATTTGATAATGACCTATTTACTTGGGATAATGAGACACTTACAGGTCATGATTCTACACGTGTGGAAAAAGGTGCTTACATAAACGGTTGGACTGAGGGTGATGATGGTAGTGGTGGTGCACATTATTCGTATGAGGTGACTTGGTACAATAACGTAGGATATATCGATGGTATAGCTAGTGCTGGTAACGAAAAATCGGCAAGCGATAATAGATATGATTGGTTGAGAATAACCATGGTATCTCATAATGGTACAACCCATACATTTGGTGGAAGTATAACCAATTCATCTGGTCAAAAGACTGATGGTTCTGGTCAACAAAAAGAATTATTAAAATTACATTTTAAAGTAAATGATGTAGCTGATAACTTTAATCCAAGAAGTTTTAGGGTAGCAACTGAGTATGAAAACAATACTGGTTATTACACCTATATTACTAATGGTAACTACGCATCAGCATACAAAGTTTATATTGATGGTAACTATGGAACTGAGTCAACTGACTTGGATGGAGCAAGAGGTGACATAACATTACACCCAAAACTATTGGACGTTGAGGGATATTTCAGATATGCTGGTGGACATAGTAGAGCAGCTGGTGAATCGTGGAACACACAAGCAGAAAATACATATCCGTATTGGAAGATTAAGTTTGAGTTAGATAGAAATGAAGCTAACTTCAATCCTCGTATCACTAACTGGTATAACTTAGAAGATATAGCTAATGATGTTAATACTGCTGATGAGGATGGTAGTGATGATGTTATTGGTGACCATACATCAACATTTTACTATGATAAAAAATCAACCACTAATACACAAACTTTACCTAAAGAGGGATTTCTTGGTATCTCTTATTATGATTCAACTTATACAGACGACAAGGGATATTATAATATTCAACTACCAAGAAACAATAGGTATCGTATATCATTCTGGCCACCTGATGCAAGTGATGACATAGAAGACCACGTACAACTTGAGTTAGACAGAGATGATATTACGACTGTAGCTGATGCAATAAAATCATTTAACTTTCAGTCAAGTAAACATAAAAATTTTAATACAGGTGGTACACGTATAGATACCTTAACCGCTATAGAACACTTGATAGCTGATGTTGATGGTGATGATAAGTTTTTCTTAAACGACACGTACATATTATGGTCATACGTTTCTGGTATATTGAATAACTATACACACCACAATGGTAACTCTTATGAGGATTGGTCTACTATAGATAACTTTAATGGTGACAATACAAGTTACACATATTATCAAACGGTCAATGGTCAGTCAAGACCACAAAAATATGAGTTTACAGTTTATTGGGATGAAACAACAATAGCAGAAAAATCAAGACTTGATAGAACAAATGAAAACCCAGCTTACTTTGTAAACAATAGTGCTGGTTGGGTTGATAGTTTGAAAGCTCCGATGACCGTGACAAAAGCCCTTGTAGATGCTCAGAAAGCATTAGACTTTGATGGTAACTTTGCAGGTCAGATAGAAATCATAAATCCATTGATGAATGATGCTCAAACAGGTTTAGATACGTTACATTTAGTATTAGGTGCTGGTTATTCCGAGTGGCATAAAGATAGATTACACGAGAGAAATAATCAAAAAGGTAATCCTGATTATCTAATGCCAGATATTGGATATTACTTTACTGGTGATGTAAATACTACAGGTACAAAAGTTACAGAGAGTGGTGGTGATGGATATCAAAATGATATAGCTTCTAACATTATGTTTCATAGATGGAAAGGTGCTAGTGCTCCAGGCCATCATGTAAATAAGTTTAATCCTACCATTGGTTCTATGAGTAAAGTTCAAGTAAATCAAAGTGTAGAACCTGATGTGTATCTATCATTACCAGCGGATTCTACTGTTAGGGTACAATCTGGTAATCAGATAGAGGTTCCTTTGACGATTATACCTAACGATAGTATTATAGTTGCTGGGTTTGAGTTTGAAGTAGAGTTTGATACTAGAGCATTAAAGTTTATTGATATGAAGACCGACGTTCTACCAGGCCCTTGGATGACTTATGTAAACGTTCACGAACCAGTAGGTGGTTGGCAAAAAGTTTCTTTTGGTGGTATTGATTACTCACCAAACAACGCACCAGAAACATATCATATTACAAAAGAGATGATTGGTTTAAAACTTTTATTTGAAGC